GTAGGTAAACCATACTCTTTTAACAGTTTTTCAGTGTTTCCATCTTTCAGTATAAATTCAACTTCTACCGATGGTTTTGCATCTTTTATTGCTTTTCTTACATAATCATTAAGCAAAATGTCAAAATCTTTCATGTAAACATCTTCAGGCTGTAATTCTACAAAAGTGCCCTTTAACCTTACTCGTAATTTACTAAAATCAATGTTTGCATCTTCTCTAAATTTTTTCAATAGCAACCTTATCCTACTCCCAAATACTTTAGTCGTATTCATATGGAAAAATTCAAATAACTCTGGTTCTATATTAACAAGCTCAAGTCGTCCTTCAGGTAATTCATTTATTAATTGAATAAATTTTTCTTCATTTGTAGCTATAAAGTTTTTCATTCCATCATATATTTCATGAATTTTATGCACATATTTATGTGGCTCAAGAAAAGCATCAGCCACAAGCAATGGATTAACTCTTAATTGATCTTGAAGCTGTTCTATTTGTCGTATTGCTATAACATTAAAATTTTCTAAATTTTCTAAAGATAACTTCTTACCAGCTCTATCCTCAACATAACCTCTTATCTTTGAAACAAACATTTTAGATGCTTCATCCGCTGTAAGATTTAAATCATATCCAATTATAGGAAGTTGGTTTTCAATTATCGTTCTTTTAATATCATCAACCGTTGTATATGGTGTCCCTTCAATCCTCTGAATAACTTCCTTTGCTTTTGTTGTTTTTGACCCTAAAAATCCAGCTAAAGAAATCCCACTAAATACTAAATGGTCTAATGAATATGATAACGGCAACCCCTTTGCTACTGTATTTAATGTTGCTTTACCTAATTCACTCCCGACAAATGCAATATCCCCTGCCTTAATCCCAAGCGAAGCAACTTCATTCGCAACCTTAACAAGTAATGATTTCCCCAAAGCTTCTTTAGCTACATCTTTTAATACTCTCTTACCTAACCATAATGCTCCTTTCGTTGCTAATCCACCTAATCCTAAAACTAATGATAAATCACTTGCTACATCTAACGCTTTATCTATTCGTTCAATTGTCCTGTCAACTTGATATGCCATGTATATCGTATTCCTTACATTAGCGACAAATTTATCATGCTCTTCCTTCCGTATCTTTTTACCAACATTTGCAACATCTAACACACGAACAAACCCCATCCCTGGATCCTTTTCACCAAACGCATATCTCCCCAACTCATCAATCCCTATAATCATTTCATAATCTTGTAAACGAGGTGTCGTAAGAATTTCCGACCGTATTAAATCATTATCTTTTGCTTTTTGTAATATATACCTTGATACCGCTTGTGATACAGTATTCGGATCTATACCTTTCTTTTGAGCGAATTGACGAACCGTAGAAAAGAATTGCTCCCTTGACCGCTTGTCCTTTAGAAGCTTGCTTAATTCCGATTGCTTTGGATATGCAATAAAACTTAATACATCATCTTCATTATAACCAAAAAACTTAACCCGTAAATTGTAGATTATATCAGTTAGTCCCATGGTTATTTAGAAAATAAATCTTGGAGTGCTTTTTGTATTTCTGGTGCCATTATATTACTTGTTTCTTGCTTTTCTTTACCTTTAGCTTTATCTAATGCTAATTTTTCTCTTTTTACTTGTATTTGCCCTTCTCTATACTCGAATAATGATAAAACATTCGCTACAGTTGCTAATTTTCCTAATCGTATTTGTTCAAGTTGTAATAATTTGTTTAACATATTTTCTTGATGTGTTTGCTTTGCCTCTAAAATTTTCGCTTCATTTTGCATTTTATCTAACATAATTTTATAAGGAGCAACTTTCATTTGAAAAATTTGTGGCATCGCATCTATCAATTGACCTAAAAATTCTAAACTCTTCGGAGATAACTTTGATACAAATTCTGGATTTTCTCCCATTGTTATTAATTCACCTACACTCATACCATCCGTATCTATACCAGCTTGCTTTCCTGCAAAATAACCTGTAACCAAACTTCTCATAGCTAATGGAACCACATCAACAGGATAATACAATACCAACTCCCTCATCTTATCAAATAAATGCTCATTTGTATGCTTTGCTAAATCACTTTTCCCTAACATTAACGCAAATAAACCAATCATCTTACTATGTGCATCATTAAATTTATTAGTAAACTCAGCAAGTTCTTTTAATTTCATATTATATTCTTGTCTAACACTTTGTAAATCTTTTTCTACCTGTTCCCGTTCTTTATTTATATCCTCGAACAATTTGCTTTCTTGTGGTCTTTTTTGACCTGTAAGAATAGCTTTAATTTCATTGAATAAATCTTGTTTTAATGATTGTTGACTTGTAGTAGGTTGCTTAGTTCTTGACTTTGATTTTGATTTAACCTTTTGTTGTGTTTTTGATTTATCTTGTGGTTTAATTTGTGATTGAGCTTGTTGATTAGGCTGTTGCTGTTGTTTTTTAATTTTACCGTGATAAGGTATTGCTTCTTCTATAAAATAATCCCAAGGGTCAAGCATTAAATCACTCATTTTGAGCCCCTGTTGTAATTGTCGGATTAAAATTACTAAATATACTCGTAAGAATAAACGGCATTAATGGTTGCAAATCTTCCCAATCTAATCCTTCTAAATCTTTTTTGTCTATTCCTAATTTTTCTAACAATTTACCCGTTACATTCTTCATCGCTTCTTTCTTCTGCCCAGCCTTAATGCTTTGCTCAATCTGCCCTGTTACATCAAATAAAGTGCTCGCTATATTAGGATTTTGCATTATCAAAGATAAAGTCCCAGGTCTCAAAAAATTTCTCGGATTCCTTAATATTCTTTGCCTTGCTTGCTCAATTTCTTTAACTTTATTATATACTTCCTTTACAGCTTGCGGTGCCTCATCTATATTTGTAAACTTATACTGACCTGTCTTCTCATCCTTCTGCACATACTTATCTATATCAGGAACATTTTTCTTTAATCGTTCTATCGTTCTATCATCTAATATAGGCTTCTTCAATTCTCTTGCTGTAAATAAATCCGATACCATCGGCAAAATCACTGCCTGAATAAAATCACTCCAAGTCATCTCCGGTTGCTTAATCGTTACTTTACCATATGGACTTGCCCTCTGAACCGATAAAGTTGCTAAGTCTTTTGTAGTAGGTCTTTCTGTAGTTGTATCCCAAGGGCTCCTTCCGAACATTTGAGCATTAATTAACATGAGCAAGGACAAAGGATCTAAAACCTGAGTTGTCATCTTTATCCTCCTTAAATAAGACCAAATAACTTAAATAAACCCAAAGTCCCCGCCGTTCCTGCCAATCCACCAAGAACTGGATTAACACCACCACTTGCTGATTGAGTAACATTCGCAGGGACTAATGATTGTAATGGTCCAACTGAACCCGTTAATGTTCCAAGTAATGTCCTTCTTAATTCAAATGGAGTAAGTGTATATTGCTGTTGTGCTTGCATAATTGCTCGATAAGTATCTGGTAAAGATAATTGATGTTGTAATTGTTGCCCAGTTATGCCAGCTTGTAATGCCATTGCACTTTGTAATGTTTTAGCAATATTGCTTGCATAATCACTTAACATCCTTTCTTGAGCACCAGCTTTCTTTTCTCCTATATCAGTTTTATATCCTAAAGCTTGTTCTTGTAATCTTTGCTTTGCACTAGTTTCAGCCTCAATTAATCTTTGTAAAGGTTCATATTCATATTGCCTAAATTGTTCAGCCATTGCTTGAGTGCCTGCAGTTTGACTAACAAGTCCTTGTAATGACAATTTTCTTATTGTATTTCTTAATGCATCCTGTAGAACTTCTTGTGTTAATTCTTTAGTTTGTGTTCTTGCTTGTTCGTAAATTTGTGGAATTTTTTCTTCAGCTTCTTGGATGTCTGTTAATAAAGTTTGTCTTGCTTCATCCCAAAATTCACCTGCCTTTTCTATTGAACCTTCAAATACATCTTGTAATTGTTGCTTTGTTTGTGTAGCAAGCTCTCCTATTCGTCCTTGTGTTTCTTCAAAAAATTCAGGACTTCGTGCTAACCAATCTTGATATTGCTGTATAAATTGTTGTATAGCACTTTGAACACCAGGAACAGCTCGCTCAGCAAGAGGTCTTAAAGTTTGAAGTTCATTAATAATTTCTTGCGCAAGCTGTCTTGCCTCAGGTGGAGTATCATATTTTACAGTAGTTTCACTATCCCCACCACCAAAAATATCGCCCATATTATTCCTCCTCTACTTTATATTTTAACACATATCCATCTAAATATACACCATCAACTAATTTTCGTTATAAACTTAATATTCTTTAACCCTAATTGCTTAACTAACTCTACAAAAAATTCCTTCCATAATTTAACATCACCATAAAGAGACATCACTATTAAATCTCCTCTTTCATCCACATCCCAACTCGCAAACCCCCAATCCGTCACTACTAAATTCTTTATATAAATCCTATCATATCCAGATTTAGCAAAAAATTTATCAAGCTCTTCCTTTGTTATATAATTTCGCAATCTACCACCAACCTTCATATCCATGCTTTAATTTTAGTAATGTCGTTTTTGTTTTCTTTATTTTCTCCAACCCATCTTCTAACTTACATAACGCTATATATTTTTGGTAGGCATTTTCATATTTATCATACTCCCCTAAATGCAAATAAAGCTTAGCAAGATACAAATATTTTAACACCTCTGGTGCTTCATTCAATACAGGATGTGGGTCACTATCTAAATCATATTCGTAATAAATTATCCGATAAACAACATCTTCAATCGGTGTAGCATTAAAATAAATTGTCATCGTATTGTCATCAAAATAATAAGCCGTAGGATTTCCTAACAGCAATGACCCTGCATATTTTGAATACTCAAATCCTTCTAAAACCTTGTTGCTACCTTTAGGGAAAATCGCTTGAATAAACTTGATGTTTTTAGTATTTAAATTAATAGATGAATTTCCAGCAGATAGAACAAACTCCCCTTCCTTCCGCATGAATGAAAAATTAATAAATTTCTGTATCTCTAAAAGAGCTTCTTGGAAAAGTGGTTTGTAAACTGAATTGTAAAAAGAAGAAAGTGAAAGGGGCTCCTCATACGGAACCCCCGCAAACTTTAAGATGTGTTGAATGTATTCATCGTTCGATGTCCACATTGTTTACTCATTAGATTAATCATTAAACAGCTACTAAAATACCACCTACAGGCTGACCCTCTGCACTAAACCAAGTCGGGCTCTCTCCTCTATAAGTCCTAATAGCCATTCCTTTATATCTACCATAGTCCATTGGTCTCTCTTCATAGACAGCCTCAGGTCTAATCACCGCTTCAACCACTGGTTGCTTACCTAAGAATATACAAATTGCCTTGCCCTGTAATTCAGGATTTAATGAACAAACAAACTTGTCAATATACTTACCCTCATCTCTTACAAATTCCTGACCATAGAAGGAACCAATATACCCTTTATATAGTTTCTCTACATCACCAGAATAAGTAACAGCTTGGAAAAATACTGGGTCAGTCAATAACCTATTCTCCGCTTGCTTGTTAATTATCACTAAATAAGTCCCATAACCATCTCCTGTGTAAGAAGGAACATTTAGGTCATGTAAAATTTGAGCAAACTTAAGAATATGGGACATTGTTAAATTAGCGGGAGTTTTATCATCAATAGTATGATTAGTTGTATCATAAGTTACTTGTGTAATTGTTATTGGGGTAAAAATCCCATCAACATCTCTCATGAATTGTTTAGTCGGTGCTAAAGTTTTACCTGTCTCATAGTATACATCACCACCAGACTGAGCAATCCCCAAAACATCTAAATAAACAAATGCATTCATTAACAAGTCTCTTTCAATCGATGCTACACCAATTTGACTAAACTTCTCCCTTGCAAGCCCTTCAATATCTACAAATGAAAATAAATCAGCCCTTTCAGTATGCTTGAACTGTTTACCTCTCTCAGCTATTTGAATTAAGAACCTGCCAAAATTGAGATTAAAGTCAGGTAAAGCATCAAACTCCCCTACTTCATCCCACAATGCATCTTCAGGTCTAAATAGATCCTTCGGAACCATAAATTTATCAGACATCTTCTCAGAAAATCCAGTAATTTTATCAACATATCGCCTGAAGTTCGAATAAGCAAAAGTAATCTTCCATAAATCTTTGGATAATTCAGTTCGTATAACAGCTTGTGCATCAGTTGTATCATAAAAGTTGGCTGCCGATATATTACCACCTTCAGCCCCTAAATCTCCCCAAAATAAATCAGCCACGGTTCATCCCTCCTTATTATTGTTTTTCTATTGGTAGACCGCTTGGAGTAGATAAATCTAATCTACCCCGATCAACGGTCTGGTCATCCATATGGTAAATCATATGATACTTTGTCGTTATATATGGCAATGCTTTCTTGTAATCCCTCATCAAATCTCTTACTGTATAAGGTCGTTTACCCTGCTGTTTGTTTGGTATGTAATATGGATTATACTGTTGTAGTCTTCTTAATTGGTCTGCTAATGTCTTTGTTGCTTCAAGTGTTAAATCCTTTGCCCTTTCAAGATATGTATAATAGTCTCCTTGTCTCCTTCCCGCTTGAACATCTAATACATACTGCCGATAAGCAATGGGCTCAATTGTCTGTAGTAAACTATTTAAATTTTCAAAATTAGCATATTTAGCTACAAATCTTTGCCTACCAACAGCTATATCATGTAAATCTGTATTAGTTAAATATTCCGCCCCTGGGAATGATGATTGATTTGATTGTATGTCTTTTTCTTCTGGTTGATTTTGCATTTGTTGCTGTGGTTGCTGTTGTAATTGTTGTTCCTCTTGTTCTTGTTTTGCTGATTCTGCTTGTTCTTGTATTTCAGTTGCTTTCTGATTGTCAATCTCAACCGGTTCTTTTAACCATTCAAAAAGTTTGTTCAAATCCATCTCTGCCTCCTTATGTCATATTATACATCAATTCATTTTCTTTGTCAAGAGGTGACCATTTATAAAAATATAAACAATGCTCCTTCTTATTATACTGCACCACTACACAATTAAAAGCCATACTTAATACATTCAACATATTAATTTGATACTCACTTAAACTGTTATTCCAATTTTTTACTTCATAAAATCCACTTGGTAAATCATATTTTGCTTTAACAACTAAAAAATCAGGCAAACCCCTTATCACAGGACAATATAACTTAAATGCTTTAACAAAGACAAATTTCTTCAAAAAATTATTTATATCTTTCTCAATACGGAATATTTTATTCCTTGGTAAACTCAATTTAAAAATAACTGGTAGGGAATACATAGGTAGGTGTCTTCAAATATCTACTCTTCTGTGGTTTACTTTGTTTGTATATCTCTACTATAACATATCTTATCGCATCAAGCAAATGTTCATAAAATCCATCTTTCTTATAATTACCATGATGATCAGCTTGAAACTTTCCTAAAAATCCCTCTAATGACCTATGAGCTTGGTCGCTAACTAATAATTTCTTTTTCTCTAATAAGTCTTTTATCATCGCTATGCTCTCAACTATTCTTACACGATTTCCACGAAAAACAAGCCCATAATCTTTTCTCAACTTAGTAAACAAATCATACCCATCATATATCTCTCTATTCTTTCCTGCAATATCTCCTACATAAGTTATCAACTGTGGGCGTTTAATTTTATACTTCTTTTTAAATCGCTCTAACATGTATTCAATAAATACCTTCAGTGGTTGGTTATCCGAAATATAATCATCTAAAATTACAATCCTACCTAAATAATCAACTCCAACCAATGCATATGCTGAATGTCTAATCCCAAAATCAACCCCACAATAAAGTGTATAATCAAATGTTATGTCAATCAATCGGTTATCAATCGTAATAATGTTTTGCTCATCAAACACATCATCAAATAAACCACCACCATAATCAAATGCTCCCCACTCACCATCAAGCATAATCTTCCTATAACCTAAAGGCTTCATCTCCATCTCAGTTATGAAAGAATGAGACACATTAAACCTCTTAGCAATCACCATATCCCCTATCTCATAAAGCTTCTCATATCTAATGTTTTTGCTTACAAAAAACTCTTTTCCGCCATAACTATACGGTATCATCTCTTCCCAATCTTTCTTGCTAACTCGAGTTATCAAATAATTGTCATAAGTAGATGACCGAATAATAAAAGTATCTTCACGGTTCTTCTCAGCAAATTCTTTATACAACCAATGCTCCTGCGAACACGGATTAAGTATTAACATACCTTTTGAAAAATCATGCACTAACCTATAACGCTCACTTACTTCAACAAATGCTTCCCTACTTATCCTATCAACTTCATCAATAAGTATCACATTAAATTCATAAGATAGCACGGACTTATATTGAGCATTCTTTTCATTGAGAGATAAATAGTAAATTTCTACATCTGTTGCCTCATTCCTTATTACTTGCAAATTTAAATTCGTTGTGATAAGAGACTTCAAATATGGATTTTCTGCTAACAATCGCTCAAGACCTGCAACTAAAGTATTCCTCAAATCTCTCAAACTTTCACGAGCAATAAGAATACGAGACCCACGATACTTTTCATTGGTCAATAATTCATACAGAATAAAAATAGCAAGCTGTGTCTTACCAGAACCTTTACCACCAACCGATACAATCCATCGATAATTTGAATTGAAAAATAATTCCCAGATCTTTTCCTGAATTGGTGAAAGTGCTAATTGTAGCATCTTAGCATAATATAACTTGATTTTTCGTAAAAACAAGCTATTATTAGATTGATGGATAAAAAAATTATCCCCGCTACATCAATACCTGAATTAATTGAGACATCTGATTTCCATAATATCAAACAAAAACGAGCTCTTCTTAAATATAAAAACATGATTATTGGTATAAAGGAAGGCGATGTGATAGTTCTACGATCCGATAATGAAGATTACCTTTTAGCAATTGCTGAATTCATCCGAGATAACAAACATCGATTAGAAATATTACAAGACCCACATAAACCCTTCTGCCTATCGTTCAAACTCCGAGATGGTAATAAAACATACTACCTTGGCTTTGGTCGGTTGAATTATTTCGAGTATAATTATATTATCAATCTTTTACGCAAATTTGGTATCATTCAAGATGAATTAACTCCATATGCAGATTTATTGATTGAAGATTATAAGCAAGGGGTTAAATTCTTTTATGAAGGGGTAGTATAATGGCTGTATTGTGGTTAACAACTGGAATGGATTGTGGATATATTGAAGAATTTGCCAAGCATGAAGAGGTTTATTTATTTGCTGATTTTATTAGTGCATTCCCAGATATGGAAGACCTCGCATTTGGTAGAAATATTCACAATGTCCAAATACTAACTGATTTACCACCAGAAATTTTTAACAAGATTGATAAAGTCATAACGCTTGATTGCTACTTTGGTTTCTTTATTGAATTATTTAAGCAATTAAAAATTGATGTGTTTGGGGCTGGAGTAGAAGCTCGGCTTGAAAATAACCGTTTATTCCAAAAACAATTAATGCCTAAAGTTCCCCGTTATCGTGTAGTAAGCTTTGAACATTTAAATTTTCCTGCAATTACCAAAGTTGACCCAATCTATAGAAATTCCTTCGAAAGTGCAATCATTAGAAACCAATACGAACTTGAATTCTATAAACAGAACCTCATCCAAACAGCTGGACAATTCGCTAAAGATATCGATTACTACCAAGAAGAAATTTTATCTGATATTGAAATTGAATACGGAATTGATTGCATGTGTCTTGGTAATGGTATTGAACCACCCTTTACTATAGGAATTGAACAAAGTAAAAATTCTTACATTGCTAAGGTTATCAAAAGAAAAGAAGATGTATTAATGAAACCATGGGCTCTTAATCTGAGAATGTGCGATACTCTCTTACAGCAAATGAAATATATAGGTTTCTTCTCAACAGAAGAAATCAAAGTCAAAGGAGAAACTGAACCTTACTTAATTGATATTTGCATGAGACTTGCCCTACCTTTAGGCACTGCTTACTTGAAATTCTATTCTAACATCTATCAAGCCATCCGAAACAATATCCCACTTATCCCAAAAGCTGAATACATATATGTTATACCAATATCCTTACCTTTAGCTGAACAAGCTTTCGTGCCAATTATTTTTAAGGATAGATACATCTTTGAAAACTTCATTGCTCTACAAACTTATTATAAACCCAAAGTGCAAAAGGACCTTACATTCTACGCTATCAAAGGTTATCCTACAGTCGGATGCATTGTGTTATATTCGAATTATTTAGTTGATTACGAAGAACTTGAAGAACAAGTCAAAAAAATTGAAGAAACAATCATAGCCCCGGACCTAAAAATCGAATACGATACCTTAAAAGAAAATTACGAAAACTTCCAAAAAATGCTCGAAATCCTTGAATTAGATTGATGACCTAACAAACGATACAAAACTTCCTGCACTTACATTAGCATCAATCTCTATCTTAACAAATAAACCTACCAATTCTATGGTTTGAGAACCTGATACATTACTAAGCGTTTGAGAATAAACTTGCAACCAATTTACATTGTCCGTTGACACTTTCACTGTTATAGTCGCTGACCCATTAATATTGTAAATCAAATATCCATGCTTATAAACCTGTGTAGGAAGAACTTTGTTAATTAGTCCACTATACGCTCCATTGATTAAATTGGTCGCTTCTTTTAACGGTGTTATAATAACCATTTATTTAAACACCCCAATTAATATACCTAATAAGATACCAATCCCTAAATATTTACCTCTTTCAATCCAACTAAGTTTTTGTTTCTTTTCGCACTCTTTCAACGCTGTATCATATAACTGTTTTTGATTTTTGTAAAGCTCCATCTGCTCTCTTAACAGTTGATTTTGCTCTCTTAATATTTCATTCTGCTTCTTCAAATTCTCAATCAATCTTTCATATTCTTGAACCTCTTGTTCTAAAACCCTCTTTTGCTTTAACTCAACTACTACCTGCTTAGCTTGCTCCTCAGTTAAACAAATATCAACTGCATAAACTTGGCTTGCTAAAAAGAAACACACTAACAAACTACTTAACAACCGCATCATATCCAAGCTCTTTAAAAGCTTTTATTACCTCTTCTGCTGTCTTTGGTTTATGTATTTGCTCCCTTTGCTTTTTTAGCGTTGTTATCCTTTTTTCTCTTATCACTTGCTCCTTCCGTAAAGCTTCTAATTGCTCTTGTAATTGCTGTATTTGCTCTTCTTTTTGCTTAATCATCTGTTCCTGTTGTTTGATTGCTTGGGTGAAAACAGCTTCTTGCTTTCTTGTATGTATAATCAACCCTACAATAACACCAAACAAAATCACAACTATTATAACCCAAAATAACCGCCTACCAATAACTGTAAGCACGCTCAATAACTCCATTCCGATACTTTATCCCATTTTTCCAAACCTTATACCCATATCGATAATTTATATCACAACTTGTCCGCCACTGCAAACATTGACCAGCTCGCTTCCATACACAAATTCTTTCCGTAAACTTCTCATTGCATAACTCAAATGCTCTATCCCACACACAACCTGCTTGCACCGCTTCTCTATTCACCTTCCAACATGACCGATTATAACACTGATAAACACACCAAAGCTTTTTACACTTTACCTGTCCAATCAATTGCTTAATCAAATACGCCTGAGCCAAGAAATGGTCTATATGCCCCTTAACCTTCCAATTCGGAAACTTTTTGTTCAACCACGGTAAAAATCTTTCGGTCAACTGAGCATAACCTACTGAGCCCCATCCATCTAAAGAAGTTCGCCATATGCAATTAGTTTCTGCTTCAATCTGTCCTAAATTATACCAATAGGGATAGTCTAAGCCTAATACAAACTCAGAGGCTTGTCTTACTTTGGGCGCCAACTTATAACATACAGAGGCTTTAGCCGTTTGCCAAAATCCAAGAACTACCAAGCAAAATAGCAATATAGTATATCCTCTTAGCCCACTCATCATCCCAATCTATATGACCTATTCTTGTTAACCTTGTTAAATAAGCAAACACATACCACAAAGACAAAAGAAATATCTTCTTAAACACAAACTGAAACGGCTCATAAAATACACCAATCAACCCTGTTATAAAAAATACCAAACCTAAAACTATTATCACCCAATGCCAACCAAATTGCTGTAAATACTTGTTCATAGATGCCCTCCTAAGAACGCTCTTGAGTTAACATCTTAATTAACCATTCTAATTTCTCATCTATCTTTTTGTCAATTTTGTCTAATGTTGTTTCTAATTTTTCTTCAATCTTTTCTAATCGTTCATACAGCCTACATATTTCATCATCAAACATATCCATCCTTTGCTTGCAAACTTCTTTTACCCCATTTGGACTTTTCAACCCAATCAACCAATCCCAAATTATCTTAAATAATATACCAATACACCCAGCAATCAATAAATAAGTTACTGTCTCTGGGCTCACTTCTTCCTCCTTTTCTTTTTCTTGACCCATTTTCCACCCTTACCCCGAACCCAACCTGTTGCCTTAGAACATATCGCATACGCCTCAGATTTTGTATAGCCCTTTCGCCTTACCTTCTTCACGCAATCTTCCAGTTGTTTAGGCATCTTTTCGCCTCCTTAATGCAAAACCAAACATCTGAACCATACTCCCATCCTCAAGTGTCTTTGGTCTCCAACCAATATAAAATTCCCACTTCTTCCCACGATAACTAAAGAACGGCAAAATCAAATTCCAACTCCTCTTAGTGTGCCACACCCTCCATTCTGCTGGATACTTGAACGTCCCTATCACCCTCGTATCAAAATTATGAAGCGGATTTCTAATAAAAAACCACATAAACTCTCTCAAGTTTTCATTCCTGTTCGGCATAAACCAATTAGGTGGCTCAGGACTATCATCATTACCAAATATCGCCCAAATCAATCTACTACTTTGTAAAATTCTCTTAACTAATGCCATAAATTCCTCTATCCACTAAATTGAATTACAATGCTATTCAACTCATCTAAACTCTGCGCATTTTTTATAGCTTGCTTAGTCTGTTCATTCCATTGTCTAATTGCTTCCCTCTGCTGAAGCTGAGTTGCATATTTTTGCTTGAGGGCTTCTACTTCTGCGGTGTCATTTTGTATCTGAGCTTCTGCTATTTTCGTAATTACATAATCAGTTTGAACAAGTAAAGATGCTACATAAGTTTTTAACTCTGAAAGCTTTTGAGCTTTGAGCTCTTGTAATTTTTCATCCTGAGTTTTTACACGAATTTGAGTGCCATCGTAAATCACATCATCAAGACTTTCTACATCAAATTCAATAGCATCAGACGGAGCTAAATTTTCATCCTCAGTTGTAAAAAGCTGTCCATTCTCTACCCAAGCATATATTTTCATCTGCAAACCCCCTTAACCTTGTCTTGTAATAATCAAATAATCAACGTTTAAATTTATACCGTTTCTATTTGTCATAGTTCCAATAAAATATCCATTACTCGGAAAAGAACCATTTGCAACAAATACTCCACCAGATGGCCAAGAATCTATTGCTCTACCCGTCGCAGATTG